AAAGATATAATCAACAATAACATCTAATATAATGGGTTAGATTGTTATTGAAGGGTGGATTACTCCACCGACAATATATTTTCAACTGAAAATATAAGAGGACTTTATTTATGTCAAGTTAAAATGTCCAGTTTTAACTAAATGAACTAGGAAATTCATTTGATTCATTCATAAGATCAAATATATATGCATATGCTGTATTATCAGATAAGCTATAATACAGTGAAATCACTTGCAAACTTTAAGTTTTCAAATTAAAGTAAGGTAAAATTTAAAATTATATTATAATGACTTTTACTATCAATATAATACTGACTGGTAATAATAATATGTATATAGATAAAAAGATGGTTAATGTTGATTTACTCAAACAAAAGACATCAAAGTATCAAATGCGGGCTTAACTAAACCTGTGGCATATTTACTATGACTCAGTTCTTACCCTATAACTCCAGAAACGGCTTTAAACAAATTAGAGTTTAATATTTCTTTTAAAGTGTTATAGGCTGAATTTGGTGTACTACTAACAGCAGTATTCGCCCAAGATTCAAAGAGCATGGTAGGTACGTACTCATAAGTACTGTAGATCTCGAATCTATAACTATCCGACTAACTAATACCCTCGAAACATGCCCATATAGGATTCCTCATTTACTACATAGCTCCTTAATTATCGTAAGAAGATTATGATTAACTAGGTGCTTAAAATATAGTATCGTCCACATCTAAGGGTAACCATATGTAAGATTATCCAGATTTATCTATACTACTTAAATCTACAGTTATAGAAGTGGGATACTATTTAAGTTATTAAACAGTAGGGACCACTAAACTGGTAGCTGCTGCTACTCGAGTCTTTCCCGGAACTTAACCTATAACCACTGTACCACTCTTAATAGTTAGATTAGCTGTCGGATAAATTTTTAATCCCAATCTGAGTAACCTAGCACTAGTTAACCTAGCAACACTAGCTGTTTAACCTCCTGTAGCTGGTGAACTATTAGCATAGCCAGCTATAGGGCACTCTGAAGTCAAAATACCATCCCCTCCTAAATTAGCCATTGTAGCTTAAGTGGAATGTATAGATTAAACATTAAACCAAGTAGGATAATTAGCACCTTACTGTTAACTCATATGCTAAGGCAATATACAAGCCACACCATATGTTGAATTAAAAGTATGATCTAATTCGAATCTATGGTTCAATAAACTAGTAGGTATGTGGAAGTCCGAT